AACCTTATATCAGTAAGCATATTTCTGATATGATGATGAAAATAGACTGTTTGAATGAAGTCTCCACTTTGATTGATGCTGTTGGGGAGTATCAAGAACAAGATGCTGATTAAGTATTAAGTTATACTATCTAACTCTAAAGACAATATAAAATTTATAGATAATTGATATAACTAATGTTATAATCTCCACACATACTTCTTAGGCTCATGGTAAATTTAGACGAAAGGTATCATTCTTACTTAGATGGTAGTAAGAAAATGAGAATAGATGGCGTAGAAGAGAAAGTCATTGCTTATGGGTGGCATTGTCAGGATGGGGACATAAAAGGACACTATGTTACCACAGAAAATCATAAATTGTATTATAATATGAGTCAAGAGTTTGTTAGGAAGGAATCAATAAGAGAACTCCAAACAGTCTCTTGAAAATAAATAACAATGAGATTACTCAATAGCAAAGTTGGATGGCTTATGACTACTAAAACACCAAATCACGATTTAGAACATGAAGTATATCTAGATCCTAAAGATGGTAAAGAGCATATCAATCATGGTATGTTAGAGTACAGCAAAGAAGATTTAGAAATGCACAATGATGCTTTTCATGCTCATGAAGAATCGGAAGTCAATATTAATGATGGTAAGATTAATGATTGGCATACTAGACATGAGGATAAGCATTTAGAGGTATATTGTGACAATCATCCTGACTCATTAGAGTGCAGAGTGTATGATGATTGATAGTGTAGAGAAAGCGTAGAGAAACCTTGAAGAAAAAGTCACCTTGTGAAGTTACACAAACTGGCACACACTACTCTCAAATTGATGTATATTATAAGAGTAGTTTCACAATCACATTATGAAAAAGTTCAAAGATCCTCAAGTTGAAGCAGATTATTATGCTGTTAAAGAAGATCTTACCATGTACTTGGATAAACTTAGTGCTTTAGATGTCTCTGAGTTATGTTCCTGTCTTGCAGAACATCAAATGATTAAATCATTGGGTGGAAAGAGAGACAATCCATTAAAACTTATGAGAGACGCTATCTACATCTGGAAAGTACCAGCTTAAAAACCTACACAATACCCCTTGACTTTTTAGTTGAGGGGTTTTATAATGCCTATATGGAAATTAATCAAATTTACAATCAATCTTGCATTACTGGTATGCGGTACATGCACGAGAACATGGTTGACTTGTGCGTTACGAGTCCACCGTATGATGACTTGAGAACATATAATGACAGTAGTAAATGGGACTTTGAGGTATTCAAAGAGGTAGCACAAGGTTTATACCGAGTGATGAAAGTTGGTGGTGTTATTGTATGGGTAGTTGGTGATGCTGTAATTAAAGGGAGCGAGACTGGTAGTAGTTTCAGACAGGCATTATACTTCATGGACTTAGGTTTTAAGTTGCATGATACAATGATATATGAAAAGAATGGAACTGCTTTCCCTGCTAGGAGAGATGGTAATAGGTATTCACAACTATTTGAATACATGTTTATCTTGAGTAAAGATGGTAAACCAAAGACTGCTAATTTAATATGTGATAAACCTAATAAGTGGGCAGGACATACACCTTGGGGAAAAGATGGTGGAACAATGAGAGCTAAAGATGGTAAATTAATAACAAGACAACAGAAACCAACACCTAAATTCTCACCTAGAAATAACATTTGGAAATATAATACAGGTAAAGGTTATACAACTAAAGATGATTTTGCATTTGAACATCCTGCAATGTATCCTGAATTGTTGGCACAAGATCATATAATGACATGGAGTAATGAGGATGATTTAGTATTAGATCCTTTCATGGGTGCTGGAACTACTGCTGTTATTTCTAAGGACACTAATAGAAACTTCATAGGATTTGAGATTGATGAATCATACTACAATGTATCTCAAAGGAGACTCAAGGAGCATGTGCCAGTAAAAGAAGTGGTACAAGAGGTGTCGAATCCTCTGCTAGATGCACTATAATAAGCACATGGGAAACAAAGACGGTTTCTTTCTACTCTGACACAATCATCTGACGGTAACTGGTTTTGCCCATCCGCAGTAACTGATTAAGAAGCAGAGACATGACTGAAAGAGTAATGCACTGTCTCCGTTTTTTGTTTCTCTCACCAAATTACCCCTTTTTTAAATGGCAACTCGTTCAAGAATAGGATTACAACTTGCTGATGGTGCTATTTTATCTGTGTATCATCATTGGGATGGTTATCCACAGTGGTTAGGTGTTACTCTTAAGGCAAAGTTTAACACAAGAGAG